TCCGTCAGCCCAACCCATTCACGCTTTCGTGGTGCATGAACCATCTGCTCACCGTCCCACACAGCACCGCAGACGCAGGTCAAGTCACGCTTGCTTGATGCTGCTACAGACTCACGCTCATGCGCTGCGACAAGGGCGGCGAAGTGTTCTAAATCCTTGTGAGTAAAAGCATAAAGCCCATACGCAGTTTTCGTCATCATCAGGAGTGTTTCCCACGGCTTGCGTATACCTTCTTGTATAGCAAGTTCGTCCAGTCCGATGTGGTTAATCATTGCTCACCCCTTGCTCTGATGGCGTCGGAAAAATTCAGCAGCACCGTCGCAGTCCAGCTTTGCAAGCGATGGTCAGCATCCATTGAGCTGAGGTCTACGTTCAAGAGCAAATTCGCACACGCCTCACGCTCATGTGCTGCAACAAGTGCGGCGAAGCGTTCAAGATGTTCGTCCAGCTTTCCGCTTGTGTACGTACCACCAAGGCTGTTGAATTCGAATCCAGCCTCACGCGCCATGCGGATGATGTCGTCGCGGTTCATTTCTCGCCCCTTATCCGTTCATAATCCGGCAAAAGCTCAATTGCTTCTTCCGGCTTTGTCATGATCCACACGATCATTTTGTGCAGGTCTATTGGCAACTCGCCGTGTTCAATCTCAATACTGCTCTTGCCGGGAATGCTGGCTTTGTATTTTGCTTTGATGGTTTCGCTCATGTGTTTTTCTCTTTAAGTTTGGATTCCAAGTAACGCAGCGCATCAAGTTTTTCTAAGCCAACACACTTGAATGTCTCCTCATCCGTCAGCCCAACCAAAGCACGTTGGCGGTTTTCCAGCGCCTCAATGCGTTCGAGCAATTTTTCAATCTTTGTCTCTGTGGAGCTTCCCTGCCACACAAGCGCTTCGCCTAGCGTGCTCACGTGTTTTTCTCCTTCAGTTTTAAGCCGATGTATCTCGGCCATGTGTTCGCGCAGACTTTCGCGCAACGCCTCCACTTCAGACCAGTCCTGTTGTTCGGCTATCGCGGCGCGGAGGGCGGTGATGGTGGCTACATTTCGGTCGTATTGTTCCCTAGTGAGATTCCATGTCGTGCATCCATCAAGCGCCTCAAGCGCCATCCTCATTGCTTCGACACTCATATCAACCCCGCCATTCTCTGCGCCACCACCGACTCGGCCTCGGCTACCGCAGCCTTGCCCTGGTTGGATTCCATGATGCGTTTGAAGTGTTGCCACTTCGACGCCTCCCACTGCATGTGCGCCATCATCGGCTGCTGACTGAGGATGACAGCGTGCTGATGATCGACAACACCTTGCAGACGACTCACTTCGTTCTCAAGCCGGTCGCACTTGTGGCGCAGCTCGTTGTACGTCAGGTTGGGCCGTTCTTTCTTTGGTTCGATGACGGGCAGTTGCGGTACTGACTGGATGCGATTCATGTTTTCCTCACTGGTCAAATAACGGTTGTTGTTGGTCTTGCTGCTCTTTTTTTTGCTTCTTCGGCTTTGCCTTCGCTTCAGCCTTCAAAACGTCCCACCTTACAAGCGGTTGCCCCTCCTCGTTGTGCGCGATGACGTAGCGCGTGCCGTTGTATTGGATGCCACCGTAGAAGCGGGCAATGGATAGTGGGCTGTCCAGCCAGTTGTAGATGCGGTCGGGAAGGTTCATATCACGGCCCGATATACGATTGATCGTTGTTTGCCAGCCTCGCGCCGGACTCGAATGCCATTGCCAGCACGACACATCCGGCCATAACGGCAAAGGCCAATGCGCCGATAGCGAATATGAGTCCGATGGAGACAAACGCGCCCGCAAAGCACGCAGCCGCCGCAACCCCGCAGACTTTCTGAAAGGCCGTTCGCTCCTGCTCGGTGGCCGGCTCGATCTCCACCCGAACAGGTTGTTGCGGGGTGACAATGGGCGCGGCGCGTAAAGCCAGCTCAACCCTTTGCGCATGCAGGCTCGGTTGCATCTGGTGCGTTTCCAGCGGTTGCTCGATGCACCTGACCTCAACCGTTTCGTTGAACGTCACATGACGCTCGCCGGCGGGGGGTCGGATTCCTTGGATTCTGGTGTTGTTCACTAAAAAGGCACTCCGTCCCAAAGCCACGCCGGGCACCCTGCCGCCTTGATCTCGGCAGGCGGCTCGACGTGTCCGGCCAGCGCACACACACGGCTGGCGACGAAGTGCTGGCAGGTGCCGCAGCCGGTGTCGATCTGCCCAAGGAAATTCAACTCGCTTCGCAGTTCGGCCATTCGGGTGGCAATCTCAATCTTCGTTTTGTACTGCAATCCTTCTCTCAAGGTTTGAATGTTCATACGGTTTCCCTCACAAATTCAGCGTCCGTCACTTTCCAGAATTTGCTGTCCGGCTTGACGGTGATAAAGGCGGGGGACGGCACACGGCCGGCGTCTGCCATTTTCAGAAATTCATCCACGGTGTCGGGGCACGGCACGCCGCGCTTCCAGCACCAAGACACTGCGTGCTTGCGAACAAAGCTGCGCTCGTCCTCGATGGGTAGCCACTCGTGAAACTCTGAAATACCGCACCAATAGGTCACGCGCACCGATGGCGGCTTGCCTAGCTTCTCGTGCCTCCGATATGACACTTCCACAACCGGATACCGGCGCGGCTTCTCAAGGGCCGCGACAATCACCGCGTCAGCCGCTTCAGTGCCGTGAGAGGGCTTCACCTCCCACTGGTATTCGCAGCCTGGGCAGATCATCACCGAGGTATGCACAAGCTCGTGACACTCTGGGCACTCTTTGACGGGGGCCACCGAGATTGCGTCCTCGTCCTTCTCGCGCTTTTTCTTAATGCGGATCTGGTCAATCGGGCCGTGGCGCTCGACGTTGCCAGCGAAGTCCAAGACAAGGGTGTTCTCTTTCTTGCCGTCCTTGCGCAGCCCGCGCCCCATGATCTGCACATACAGCCCCACAGACTTGGTGGGCCGCAGCATCACGATGCAGTCTATCGAGGGAAAATCGAATCCGGTCGTCAAAAGCATGGCGTTAAATAGAAACCGGATCTGCCCGCTCTTGAACGCCGCAATCTTGGCGTCGCGCTCGCCTGCCGCCATTTCCCCGCTCACATAGTCGGCAGCCCAGCCCCGGCGGCGTGCCGCGGCCGCGCAGTGCGCCGCGTGCTCGATGCCGGCGCAGAATCCGAGAACGTGATTGCGGTCGTGGGCGTATTTCTCGACTTCGCTCAAGGCGCCCTCGATCAGATCGTCCTTGTCCATCGCCGCCTGCAATTCATTGGCGACAAACTCACCGCCCCTGACATGCACGCCGCTTAGATCGGCCTTGGTGGCCCCGTTCTTTGCCACCAGAGGGCAGAGGTAGCCCTGCTTGATAAGGTCGCCAACGTGGGCCTCATAGGCCACGTCCGTAAAGACCCGGTTATCACCCTCGGTGAGCAGGCCCGAGTCCATACGGTAATGCGTAGCGGTAAGCCCGATCACTTTCAGGTACGGGTTGTGATGCGCAAGCCCGGCAAGAAACCGGCCATACATAGTGTCGGCAGTGCGCGGCACGAGGTGCGCTTCATCCACGATGACCAGATCCGTGCCGCCAAACTTGGCCGGCAGCTTATGCACTGACTGGATGCCGGCCACTGTGACCTGGGCCTTCTGCTTTTGCCCGACGCCGGCCGAATAGATACCGATGGGGCACGCCGGCCAATAACGAATGATGGCGGCGGCGTCCTGTTCGATCAGTTCCTTGACGTGCGTGAGAACGACAATCCGCGTGGTCGGATATTCCCGGATGGCGCGCTCGATGAAAGCGGCCAGGGTGAGGCTCTTGCCCGCGCCGGTCGGTAGCACCACGAGGGGGTTTCCTTCGTTGTGCCGGAAGTATTCGTAAAGCGCCTCGATGGCGGCCGTTTGATAGGGGCGGAGGGCGATCATTCTTTGACAAAAACACCATTCGGCATAAGCGTGCCCTTGCGGTCTTTGATCTCCTCGTAGGCTTCGGCAAGGCACTCGGTCATGCTGATGCCGCGCAGGGCGCAGTAGTTGATGAGGCACACCAGCACGTCGCCCACAGCGTCGGCAATCAACGGCGCGTTGCTGCGGGCCTCGCCGGCCGCCAGCTCGCCCATTTCCTCGAAAGCCTTGAGCAGTTGGCTGGCGGGTGTCGCGTTGGGGATGATCTTTCGGTCGCTTGACCACTGAATCACAGCTCGTTCCAGTTCTTCGTATTGCATCTTCGTTTCCTCCTTGAATTAACCAATAATCGTCGCGCCGAAAGTTGCTCTCAGAATCTCAACGTCCGAGTCGCAAATAGCATTGTGGTCGGCGGCCGCGCTGATTTCCGCGCTGGAATACAGCGGGAGATCGTCGGGCGCGAACGGCACCTTGCCCGTCGTCACCACAAACTGCTTGCCGTTGTCCTTGCGCTGAAACTTGATCCAGCTATCCCCCGCATCAGTCGGCTCGGCGTAGGTGACAAGGAAGGGCAGGGGCAAGTGTTCGGCGCAGCCTGCGCGCTGGACAGTCACCGGAATGTCGATCTTCTTGCTGGCGCATGACCATCGACCGTCGCCCTGGCGCTCGGGCGTGGCATGAACGCAGGTGCGGCAGGACAGGG